CATTGCATCGGCTAATAGAGCAGAACAAAACCTTATCGAAGAAGCTGAAAGTCTTGAAGATCAGGAAGATAAAGAACAAGGTGTTATGGCTCTTACGTTTTTTGAGGCACTTAATAAGGGTATAACTACCCAGAGGCCTATATGAATTCCTTAGCTGAACGATTCCAACGAATGCATGGAAATCGTCAGACTAAGTTAAACAGAGCAAGATACTGTTCTGCGGTAACAGTTCCAACACTCCTTCCACCCGATGGGTGGAGTGAAGGATTAGCTCTCCCACAGCCATTCTCTTCTGTAGGTAGTCGTGGTGTTACCGGTCTTGCTAGTCGTATCTTAAGTGCGCTTATGCCCCTTAATGATACACCCTTCTTTAAGTTTCAATTAAAGGATGGAAGTCAAGCACCACAACAACTTCAACAATTTTTAGATACGCTATCATTTCAAGTTTATAATAAACTATCCTCTACTAATCTTAGAGAAACTGTTTATCAAATGCTTCAACACCTCATCGTTACCGGTGATGTTTTGATTGAAATGGATTCAAATTATTTCTTTACTATTTATCGCTTAGATCAGTATACTGTTCAGCGTGATATTATGGGTGAAGTTATTGAGGTAATTCATCTTGAATATCAAATTGAAGATCCAGAGTTTATTGATTATTCTTCATACTCAAGTATTGAACATAGAATGGGGTATAAAACCTACTACTGTCAGTATCAGAAAAACGAAGACGGTTCTTGGGCTTATTCTAAAGAAGATGCCAAGGGTGTTGTATCAGAATCTGGCGTGTATACCGTAGTACCTATGGCTGTATTACGTTGGTATGCAATTGCTGGTGAGAATTATGGACGTTCTCACTGTGAGGATATACTAGGCGATTTAAATACGTTAGAAGCTTATACAAAAGCACAGATAGAAGGCATGGCAGCAGCTAGTGCTTTCTGGATTGCTGTAGATCCTCAGGGAATTACAGAGGTTGATGATATTGCTGGTGTACGTAATGGTTCTTTTGTTGCTGCTAAAGCATCAGATATTTCTGTTATTTCTCCAGCTAGTACTATTCAACCACAAGTAGCTGCAGCTGCACAGGCTGTTGATAATATGCGTAGAGAAGTTGGTCAAGCATTTTTAATGACTGGTCAAGCAATTCCATCTGGAGATCGTGTAACAGCAACAGCTGTACGAATGATTGGACAGGAACTTGAAACAGTCTTAGGTGGTGCCTTTTCTTCTATTGCTAGAACATTAATGGAACCAATCGTAAAACGTTGTATTGTTCAGATGTTAGAAGATAAGCTTATTGATGAGCGATTAACAGAACAATTCTTTGATGAAGATGGCACACTAACTGTTAATATTATTACTGGACTACAGGCTCTAAGTAGAGATTCAGATCTACAAAAACTAATGCAGATGGGTGAGATGGTACGAAACCTTCCACAAGATGCTTTAGCTACGTTTAGATGGAATGCATATGCCGGTGCTCTTATTACTGCTCTTGGTTTTGATTCAAGAAATTGGATTAAATCTCAGGATGAGATTGAGCAAGAGCAAAATGCGGCGCAGGCTAATCAAGTTCAAGCAAATACAGCAAACGCTGTTGGAACCGGTATTGCTGCATCAGCACAAGATCTGGCTTCAGCTGCTGTTCCAGCTTTTATGGAGCAACAATTACAATGAATTCAATGAGAATTATTGGTGGATCTAATCCAGCAATAACATCAGTTAATCGTATTACTTATGTCGTAGATACTGATGAGGTTGTTGCGTATGTTAATAAATCTACCTTATTGGGTCGTTATCCTAATTTATACTACGCTTACGAAGCGGTTCGTGGAGCTATGATGAGATGTGGGTGTAGAGATCCTTATATGATTTCTAAGATACCCGTAAACTTGGTATCTAAGTCCAATCTATTAACTACTGTAACTACACAGTTTTTCACGCCTATAGAAAATAGTGTTGATTTACCAACTACATACGGTACTTGGCTTTTACGGGTATCAAACCCAGCTATTACTACCGTATATACACCAATTGTTACATTACCGCCAAGTATATATTTAATGTATAAGAGTTTTACAGGTCCAATAACCGCACCAACATCTGTTGGGGCAGCTGTAGCGGCTGGATTTATTCCAATTAATTCTGGTGATCCAATTATATTTCCCGCTTCCGCACCCGACTTTAGAGTACGGTTTGCACTATATATTAACTATGGGTTAACAGCAGCTCCTCCTAGTTCTGTTTTTACGTTACGAAATGTAGCGTCTGAAACGCAGAACATTACTACTACAACACTAAATTATAATTTAATTGGATAAACACTATATGGAAAATTTAGAACCAATGACTCCACCCGTGGTGGAACAATCAACGGCTTCAATCCCTGTTGACCGTGAGAGTCAAGCATTTGAAACTCATGTTATTCAAAACCAAATTGCCGTACCGGATAATTTTAAATCCATTGGTGATTGGTTTAATGCTCTTAAATCAGCACAAAAAGAATATACAAAGGCTCGACAGGAAATTTCAGACCTAAAAAAGCAGGTTCCAGTATCTACTCCCGTAGCTCAAGAGCAACCAAAGGAATCCCCAGTTCCTTTAATTCCTGAGGAACTACGTATCCCGGATAGACCACCGGAGCAACCCGCTATACAGGCGCAGACAGATAGTCTCACTAAAGATGAATGGAATAAGTATTCAACTGAATTTGCTGTCAACGGTACTCTCTCTCAAGAGTCACGCGAAGCACTAAAGACGAAGACAAAGTTACCAGACTATGTTATTGATGATTATTTAGCGGGACAGAAGGCCCGTCTGCAACAGGCATATGGCAGTGCAGCTGAGATCGTCGGTGGAAAGGATCAACTAGCTAGAGTCTTTGACTGGTCTAGTAAGAATCTTTCCGCAGAAGATCAGAAGTCTGTAAATGCTGCGTTGTCTGCACCTTCTTGGGAAGTAGCTTTGCTAGGTCTTAATGCCAAATATCAGGCATCCTTGTCAAAGAAACCAACCGCACAGGAACCAGTTAAGACTTCATCCACCCAAAAGGTGGGGGCCACGACTGCAACTCCAACCCTCAGCTCTTATTCTTCTAAGGCTGAGTTTTATAAGGACAGACGCGATCCTAGATTTGCCTCTGATCCACGATTCCGACAAGCGGTAGAAACCCGCATGTCAAAAACAAACTTTAATTCACTATAATAAGGATATAAAACATGCCAATTAACGGTCAAGCAGATATTACTGCAGACAGTCTCCCATACAGAACATCAGAAAGTGCTGGTATTGCAGGCCCAATCGCTGGTACTAACAAGCTCTGGCTTTCAATCTGGTCCGGTGAAACTATTCACGCATACGACGAGTACAATATGTTCGAGTCTCTCGTTGATTCAAAGACCATCAGCAACGGCGTTGCTATGGAATTCCCAATCACAGGTACCGTCAGTCTCAATGCTGCATGGGTAGCTGGTAAGGAACTTATCGGTTCAACCGATGATAGCAAGTCAGCAACAATCGCTGTCAAACTTGACAAGCGTCCTATTGCTGCTCACTTCGAAATCGACAACGTTGACCTCATGCAGACTCAGTGGGAATTCCGCTCTGAGCTTGCACGTCAAGCTGGTCTCACCCTTTCCAACGCACGTGATAAGCAGATTGCTGCTTACGTTGCACGTGCTGCAGCGGAAGATCTTAACTTCCTTACTGGCTGGGATGGCGATGAAGTACTTCCCGGCCTCTTCAGCGGAGATGATCCACGATCACTTCCTAGTGGTCCTGTATTCCTCAACGGTAAGTTCTTCGATCTTGGTCGCGCAGCTTCTCCATCAGCAGATCGCGCAAACGCTGCTCTGGCTGCTCTCCAAGCTTGCGAAGACTTCGTTGTATACCTCCAAACCATCAACGCCCCAACCGATGGCGTTTACCTCGCTGTCGAGCCACGCGCATTCCAAGACATTCGCGCTCTTGGTGTAGCCCGTACCGATGCAACTGCTGTAAACATGCAGCCAATGTTCGGTGGAGTTGCGGCGGCTGGTGGTCTCGGTGCAGCACTTACTCAGGGTATGAACGGTCTTACCGATTCACTTGAGTACATGGGTGTTCGTATCATCAAGAGCAACCACCTCCCAGTATCCAACTTCAGCGGTATTGGTGAGGCACGATACAACCTTACATTCGGTAACGCAGGCGTATGTGGTCTTCTATTCCAGCGTAGCGCAGTCGCTGCTCTCAAGCTTCAGGGTCTCAAGGTTGATACCCTTGATGATATCCGTCGTAACACCACCTTCACTGTCGCAAGCATGATGGCTGGTACTGGCGTTCTTCGTCCAGAGTGTGCGGCTGTTCTCGTTAAGCCCACTGCAGAG